CGGAGGGTTTTCCCTCCGACGGTACGTCGGCTCCCCGCCATTGCTCTTGCAGAAGCGTGGCCCGTAGCCTACGGCCGAGGCGCTTACCTCGCTCTCAGTGTATCCTCTTCACCTGGTTAAATCCAGGGATAAGGGCAAAGCATCCGGGAGGGTTCCCGGGTGCCTGACACTCATAAGCTAAACCTGTTGAAGACAGGCTAGTGGGAGACTATGAGCTCCGGTCCACTGGACCCACTAGAACCTATGACCGGTGCAAAACATACTTAACAAAGAAATGAAAAGCATATTTCACACCGCCAAAAGGCAAGTGGCACTCAAGCGATGGTTGAAATTCTCTGAACTTCTCCCATATGCGAAAGTGCCAGTGTGGGCCACTGGACTGAAGTCACAGTGGAAGGTGTGCTTCCTGCCGATGGTACTAGAAATCCAAAGGCTCTGGAAGGCCAGCGGACGAGTTTTCCTCGTCGCTTACCTTAAAGAGTCTATAAGGATAATAGTACTTTGGGTCGCGAGAGAACCGTATACACCGCAAGCTGCGGGTGTAAGGGTTTCTCGCGCTCGATCTGGCCTTCCCCTGATACTACCGGCCCGCCTTAGGTGGATCATCGCGTCGAGCCGACACGCTGACTCCACCTTAGGATGGGTTGCGTTACGAGTATCTTTAACCATCCTCTCGGTATACCGAGTGATTGGCTGCAGACCTTTGCTAAAGCTCGCCAGTATTACTGACGGGTTCAGTGGAGAATCTGCCACACTGCCTTTCGAGGAAGTGCGTCATGCGATTGCTCTGTTGAACGTTAACATTAAGGTGTGTAAGAGCGTCCCGAACCTCTTCTCAGAGGCCGCGGGGCCCAACTACCCTAGAGCAACATGGTCCAGTGGCCTTGATGCGTTAGCCTTTCTCCGTTACCCATTGCAATGGGCACGGTTTCTGGTGATCGCGGTCAAAAGCCGCTCATGGAGTCTGCTGTTCTGGTGGTTGGGGGTGCAGCTTTTCAGTGCACCTGTAATACCACTGCTAGTGATCCTAGGAGTCATGCCGACCAAACTTGGTAGACTATCTAAACTCTACGAGGCTGCCGGTAAGGTTCGAGTTATCGCTATCACGGACTGGTGGACACAGTGTCTTTTAAAGCCACTGCATTCATCACTCTTTGAGGCTTTGCAAAGCCTTGTGACAGACGCTACCTTTGACCAAACTGGCACGCTTAATAAAGTCAGAGAAATCTGCCGAGGACGGCCTGCATTCTCCTTTGATCTTTCGTCTGCTACCGACAGATTGCCAGTAGCTCTCCAAGTACAAATCCTGAAAGCCTTAGGGCTCTCATGGGCAGTGACTTGGGCACAGCTCCTCACGGAGCGTGTGTGGTGGCTTGGCTCAAAACCTATAATGTATGCCGTCGGGCAACCGATGGGCGCATACTCCTCATGGGCGATGCTTGCGATGACTCATCACGTGATAGTCCAAGTATCGGCTTATCGTGCCGGCTGGAGACACTTCTTTCCCTACTATGTGGTACTCGGAGACGACATTGTCATCTTCGACCCACTGGTAGCGTCTGAATATCAAAAGTCGATGGCAACATTAGGGGTGCCGATCAACCTGTCCAAATCCTTGGTCAGTGAGAGAGGCTCTTTAGAGTTTGCTAAGCGTTGGTTCCATCCAGACCGGGGAGACTTTTCTCCTATCGGTCCAGGTGTAATCCTCGTTGCGATACGGAACTTGCGTTTCATACCGCTTGTAGTTAACGAGCTAGCTTCTAAGAACTTTGGCTTTCTGCCGACGCAAATGAAGGATCTCATGGACCTGCTTACCCAACTTCGCCGAAAGGTGAAGGTAAGTACTCAGGTTATGAGTTTACTAGCACTTGGTCCTACAGGAGGGCTCTGGGGTAGTGGCCAGTTAGCGGCTCGCGCCGCAGCTTGGATCGCTGCCTCCCACAGAAGCTGTGCTCCTGACCTGCTTGAACTACACGTATT